ATATTTCTTCTTGTGCTTTAAGAATATCAGCTTCTTCTTGGCTCTTCCCAACAAGCATCTTTTCAACGTTGATGTTATCAATCAATTGTGCATTTTGAGCCTTAAATGCGCTAGTAATGTTTTCAATCTCAATACGCTTCTTTTCTAACGCATCTGTAACTTCACGACTAACATCTGCTTCTGGACTAGATTTGCCACCTGTTGTTGCTTCTGGTGTTTTAGCATCGCTAGATCCACCTAATCCCATTACACCTGCTATACCACCTGCAATAGTACCAATCAATGCGCCAACAGCACGTAATGCTGTCATCAATTTACCATTTGCGGCGAAACTAATTGCGGCTTTCTCTGCACCAGCTACAGCAGTTGATCCAAATGAACTAAAATATTTGCCCACTTGACTAACTGCAGGACCAAGAGCCGCAAATCCTCTAGCAAACATACCAAAGAAACGAACGATTGCCATTGCAATGCCACCACCGAATACAGCAAGCAATACAGTACCTAATACTTTTAATATGGTAACTAATGTGTCAATGTTCTTTCCACCATCAGTAATCTTGTTAATCATCTCAACTAACGGAGCTGTAACTTGCAAGAATGCAATTTTGATATCCATTAATGACTTAGCCATCTTGTCGTTTAATGCGGCTGCTTCTTTAATCGACTGCCCATACTTGTCACCAGATCCTGCGGCATCATTAAGCTTCTGTGCCATGTCACGTGGATCAACTGTCTTAAAGCTTTTACCAAAGATTTCCATCTTTAATCCGGCTTCACGGCTCTTATCAGTTATTCTGTCAAAACCTTCTAATGCCCTAGTCAATAAGTCAGCTTCACTTAATGTACGTAAATCTTCTAATGTAACACCTAATTGAGCAAAAGCACTTTGTGTTTTTAAACTACCCTGTGCGGCTTCATCAATATTCTGTGTGAACTTAACAATGCCACTAGCCATTTGATCTGCTTGACCACCGGCGGCTACTAATGCATCTTGGTATTCAATTAGTTTACCGATAGCAATACCAGTAGCACTTGATAAGTCATTCAAATCATCAGCCATTGTAATTGCTGAACGACTGAAGGCTGCAAAACCTACAGCGGCTAGTTTGCTTTTTAATCCACTAAACTTTGTACCAATAGTATTAAGTTTCTTATCTAGTGAATCTAATGCACCTAAGCCATTTACTTCTACATTAACTTTTGCTGTTGCTGTTGCCATTTATTATTTTCCTTGCACAATCTTATTCACACGCTGTTGAATGAAATCTTCTGTTGGTTTAGTCATACCTTCTGGAGCTTGGTCACTACCACGCATGCCTCTACTTGTCATATGACGACCTTTATCTAACACTTCGGCATATTGATAATTTGCTTCAATAGTCTTGCCCTTTAATTTAGTATTACGTCTAGCGTTACCACTTTTGATAGGAGTTTGTTTAACAAAAAATTGGTAGGCTTCTTTAGGAATGTTGTTCAATTCTTTTTTCATCTTTGACAACATCTGACTCACATCACCTTTAAAGGATGCATCTAAATTAACCATTGTTCATTTCCTTATTCTTTTTAAGCATATCCATTAACTCATCTTGTGTATAGTCTGGTATCGGCTCACGACCATTGTTCATTGACTTCTTATGATGATAATTCTCAAAAGTAAGTGCCGCATCCATAATATACAAATCAAATGTGTTTGCTCTACCTATCACTTCACTGGGTAACATTCCATAACGCTTACCTAGTGTATCTATCCACAATATTGATGCCATCTTTTCACTGTTGATATCAATATTGTCATTTGTTACTTTCCCAAGAGTTCTGTCACCTTACCAATCACCTTCATTAAAACATGTGTTGGCAACATTTGGTCACCAGCTAATATCTGTTTACCTTTCTCATCTAAAATGAGTGTGCGAACAATCTCTACGATTGATGCTGTGTTACCATGGTCAGCGTTAGCTAACTTCATAAATGTTTCCATAGGTTGACGATCCCATGTCCAGAATTCGATTGCTTCACCAAATTCTTTAATAGTTTCTTCATCATCAAGATGAATGTCAATCAATTGGGGTTTTGCTGTGAGGGATGATAATTTCATTTGTTATTTCCTTTTTAAATTATTACATTGTATTTATTCATTATCAATTTCATCTTCTAGTAATTGATTTAGTAATGCTAGACGAAATGCTTGTTTTGCTTTTAACTGCTTAATTGTTGCTTGCATCGTATCAAGCATAGGCATTGCCTTAGCCTCATCTGCAATTAAACTTCTTAGTTTATCTTCTTTGCTATGCAACCATACTGAATGTTCTTCGTTCATTTGTTTTCCTTATTAAAAAAGGGAATACCTTTTATAGTATTCCCTAGTTTTCCCATCTCATACGAGATTAAGGGTTTTTCTCTGTTGTCATTGATCCATCAACTGCCAATGTCATGGGTGTGATCCAGACAGGTGCATCAGGACTTGCTGTTGGTGCTAGTGAAGAAATAAATCCTTGACCAGCATAGTAGTAAGCATTGGCAGTAGCATTGCCACCGTTCATTACAAGTTTAAATTGCAATGGAACTTTATCAATACTTAATTGCGAAATGCCCAAGTTCGCTGCCGAACCTGATCCACCTACTCCAAAGAATACATCATCTTCAATAACCATGTTAACAGAAATCTCATTGTCTGCAGGAGTTGTCAACTTATTCATGTCACCAGAACAAAAGTCTGTATATGAATAAATGCCAGTACTGTTAGTGATGGTAATGTCTTGCAAACAAGTCACTGATAGTGTGTTTGCAATGTTGCCCCAGTTAGCAGTGTTGCTAATTAGGTCAGTACTCACCAATAGTGTTGGTTGAGTGCCTGCTGTGTTTACGGTAATTCTTGCCATTATAGTCTCCTTGTGTTTGGCGTTATGTATTAAATTCTAATCTTGTTAAACTGAATGTCCAAGTATGTTTTTCTGCTTGAGTGGGTCCGAATGTACGAACTTGATCGAAGTCTCTTTCAAAGTAACCATCCATTAATTGCTGACCATCAGTTTTGATAGCAGTAACTAAATTTGCAATAATAGCATTGATTGCTGTATTGTATGGATCGTCTTGGTAGCTAATGTATGTGACATTGAATTCATCAACTGCATGATAAATTGCACCACAATATTGTATACCCAATTGATGAGGATTTCTACTAACTGTATGCACATCACTCACATAGACACCATAACGAACAACTTCACTATCACTAGGGAAGTCACTGTATATTGGTATATTCCATGCTTTAGGTATATCACGTTTCAACACGGCACTGATTTGTGTTTCAGTTACTGTTGGTTCGTTCAATACTGAGTAAGTTACTTCAGCCATTAGAAATATCTCCTATCTCCGTTGAAATAATCAACGTCTGCTGTCCAATTTTCTTCAAGCTTTGTAGTTGGTCCTTGTGGACTATCCATGTATAAATCATAGAAGTTCATAAGTTGCAACGCTTTAGTCCATTCGTTATCACAACGTTTCTGTGCAAACTCGTAGTTTTGCAAATCAACCTCGTTCATGTTAGACACATCGGTTACTAGTGATTCATAGAATACTAATATTGCACCGAACGTATCTAAACGAATTAGTGTCTGATCGTTTTTAATGAGCAGACTTGGATTAAAACTTGAAATCAATTGTCCATTAGGCAGATTAGCATAATAGTAAGCACCCAACACTGTGTCGCAGTATTTCTGCCACCATCCGAACTCTAACTTGTAAAGCCACTCTTGTGAAGCAACTTTAAAGTATGGAGCCCAATCAACTTGTAGTGCAGCCGCTCTACGTTCCGCTGCCGGATCGTAGAACTGTATATCTGCTACAGTTGCGTTTGAGATTCGTTGATATGGTACTGACATATTATATTATTCCTAGACTTAATTCAAATTAGGCTTGAATGATGTTAATAGCTCCGCCTCTACGTAAGTCACCAACGCCAGATCCAAAATATCCAACTCCGGTTAACCAAATCTGCAATCCGCCTGGTGTTTCACCAGTCTTAAGTTGCAAGCCTTCTTTCATAACAGTGAACAAAGCACTGTCACCGAAATAAGCACCGACTAATACAGGATATACGCCGCTACCTTCACTTACGATAACACGTGAAGCACTCTGTAAGAAAGTAGTTGCCATTACCATACAACCGTAGATGTTTTCAATTCTACCTGTAGATAACAATTCGTTACCTAATGCAGATAGATTAGAACCACCAGATTGACTTACTGCACCACCAGTTAACTCACTTAGCAAACGATTCAAACTAGAACCGATTACGCCGTCATCACCATTAGAATCAATAACGATCATTGGGTTACCAGGCATACGAGCAACTTTAAAGTTTTGCTTAATGTTACGAATCATTTCAGTAACAGTCGTTGCTGTGAAGCCTGTTACAGCAGAACTAGCAGTTCCGCCTGATGGTAGTAATTCCATAGCGCCTAATTGCAAGACACGATCAAATCCGTCTGCACTTGTTGCGTAGTATGTATTGCTTGGTGTTGCTTTGAAGCTTAAGAAAGCATTCGTAACACGTTGGTCAACCTTTTCAGCGAATGACTCACCTAGTTCAGCACCAAGCGTTGCAGCCAATGTGAAACTTGTGGTCCATCCGTAGAAGATGTCAAATGCTGTTGTTGCAACTGCTGGAGTTGCTGTGATTGAAGCTTGCTCTAATGATGGGTTTTGCACGTTAGCATTACCAGTGCCCCAAGTTCCTGCAGTAGAGTTAGCATTGTAATCAGCATAAGTGATTGGTGCGAAATTAGGAACTAAGAATGTTTGACCTTGTGTAGGTGTAACAACATTTGTAAAGTTAACTAAACCGTTTGATTCGTGCATAGCACGTAATGCGAAATTGCTGATAGCTGTTGTGAAGCCATCGCCTTCGTTATTTGGACCGCCGAGAACATAAGCCATAATATTTTTCCTTTATATATAAGTTGGCAATCAGAGTATTTTACGACTTGAACTAGATACACTTGCTGATACGCCTAGACCTTTTAGTCCGACACCTTTACCTAGTCCATTCTTGTTAGCCCACGCATTGAATGCGGCAGGATCACGTGAATAGTCTGGTATAGATTCTTCTAGTGCACCAGTAAAACTACCTTGTCCAGGTCTTAAACCAGATCCAGAATTAGTGTTACTCTGTCTTAATAGCTTTGGATTACCCACTGCTACTTCATTTACTAATCCTGAAATTGTAAGTGGCATTCCATCACTACCATAGCGTTCTTGACCCTTCTGATTAACAATAGCATATGTGCCATCATCGTTCCACTGAATATTGTTTTTAACTTTATTCAATGCGTAATCAAGTAAGTCACTGTCAAACTTGTCACCCATAGCTCTTTGAATGTCACTATCTAATTCCTTCTCACGCAATCTTTGCTCTTTTACTGCTAGATCGTTTTGAAGTTTACTAAACTGCTCATGCAAATCGTTTGTAGTGACACGTCCATTAGAACTCTGTTGAGCTTTTGGTTGTCCACTTGGCTGTACGTTGCCAGCGTTATTGTTTTGAGCCCCTACACGTGCCATATATGATAATGCATCTTCAACAGATTGGAATTGTGTTCCGCTTGCGTTTGATAATGCAGTCAACAATGACTGAGTTGTGCTTTTACGAATAGCACCCGGGTTAACGTTTTGCTCTCCTGCTTCACTCATAGAGTCCTGTGCAGTTACAGGGGCTACATCGTTGCCAACGAAATTTTGATTGTCCATTTAATTTTTTCCTTTAACTTTACGTAGTTAGCGATTGTGTAATGTATTTATGCATTTTCATTTAAGATGAATTTTAGCGTCCCGTATTCATACCTG